CTAAAAAAACACCGTAAATATTAAATAGATTCATCATATAGCTATGCTATACATGAAAAATTAAGTACATAAAATATAAAACATAAGGATATTAACTGTCAAAATGGCTATTACATACAGAGGAGAACGCTTTTCAGGTTACAATAAGCCAAAACGCACACCAGGTAAGTCCAAAAAGTTTGCGGTACTTGCAAAACAAGGCAAACAAGTAAAATTAATACGGTATGGTGATCCAAATTTATCAATAAAGAAATCTATGCCTGGTAGACGTAAGTCTTTTCGAGCTAGACATCGATGTGATACGTCACCACCATCAAAATTAACCGCAAGATTTTGGTCTTGCAAGAATTGGTAATAAAAGAAAGATACAAAAATGAAACATGGCGGCAAAAGAGAAGGTTCAGGTAGACCAAAAGGCGTTAAAAACGGAACAAGACATGAACGTCTTGAAAAAATGCTTAACAAGGGTACTGTAACTCCGCTTGATTATATGTTAAATATACTTAACACTAAAAAAACTAGCCCTGAAAAGAAAATGTGGGCAGCAGAGAAAGCAGCACCGTATGTTCACTCAAGGTTATCTTCGGTTAACAGCACTATTAGTGGTGATGACGATAAGCCTGTCAATGTTAGCATTGGTTGGAGAAAAAAGAAACGTGATTGAGGGTTTACTTGGTAGAATTATGCCAATGATGTCAAAAGTAGGACTCTTGGTAGATGATTCTAGTCCTACTAACATGGAACAAGTATATAATATACTTAACAGCGATGAGAGATTAAGTAAAAACGCAGTAGCTGCAATTATGGGTAACATAGATGTAGAAACAGGTGGCAGTTTTGACTTTATGCAACAACAAAACAAAGGGCCTGGCTATGGACTTTTTCAGTTTGAAGGTATACAAAGACAAGAGTACGATAAGTTTATAAAAGACAATGATCTAGATGACTCAGCTAAATCACAAATAGATTATGTTATGGAGAATATATTTGGTGATAAACAAAACATAGTGGGACAAGGCAACGCTAAAAAAATACGTGATGCTTTTGCTGGTGATGTAGATACTGCTACGGAAATGTTTATGACTAAGTTTGAAAGACCTAAAGATCAAAGCTCTAAACAAATAAATAAAAGAATTAACAAAGCAAAAAGTATTATGGATATGTTCAATGATTAAATTTTTAAGCATAGTTGAAAAATACTTAGCACGATTACAAAGTTGGATTTGGAAAAAGCGTTGGAATAGACGTAAGTAATGGAATTAGAAATACCTTACGAACCAAGACCACTACAAGAAAAGATTCACAACGATCTAAGAAGATTTAATGTCATCTGCTGTCATCGCAGATTTGGCAAGACTGTATTTGCCATCAATCATTTAATTATGACTGCATGTGAAATACAGAACGCAAGATTGGCGTATATAGCACCAACATATAGACAGGGTAAAGCAGTCGCTTACGACTATTTAAAAGAATATACAGAACCCTTAATGAAACTTGGTGGTAAACGTCACGAAACCGAACTGAAGGTTGATCTATGGAATGGATCACGTATACAAATCTTCGGCTCGGACAATCCCGATGCACTTAGAGGTTTAGGTTTTGACGGTGTATGCATGGATGAGTTTGCTCTCATGTCACCTCGTACTTGGACAGAGGTTGTCAGACCTGCCATCAGTGATAAACTAGGTTATGTTATTTTTATTGGTACGCCTATGGGCCATAATCAGTTTTGGGATGTATATGATTTTGCAAAACGAACAGGGAAGGATTGGTATGCACAACTTTATAGAGCAAGTGAAACAGAAATTATCGATGCTCAAGAACTTGAATCTGCTAGAGCTACTATGCCAGAAGATCAATATGAGCAAGAGTATGAATGTAGTTTCCAAGCTGCAGTCAGTGGGGCCTATTATGGCAAACAAATACAAAAAGCTGAAAAAGAAAATCGCATCACTGATGTAGATTACGATGATAGTATTGGTGTAGAAACCTGGTGGGATTTGGGTATAGGTGATTCGACTTCAATTTGGTTTGCACAACGCACTGGCAACGAAATACATCTGATAGATTACTATGAAACTTCAGGTGAGTCACTGGCACACTATGCTGGTGTCTTAGAAGATAAAGGTTACAACTATAGTCGGCATGTAGCACCACATGATATTGTAGCAAGAGAATTAGGCACAGGTAAATCTCGTTTAGAGGTTGCCTATGATTTAGGTATTAACTTTGATGTATGTCCAAAGCTAGAAATACAACATGGTATTGAGGCGGTAAGAAATACATTAGATCAATGTTGGTTCGATAAAAACCGATGTAAGTATGGTATTGATTGTTTGCGACAATACCGCAAAGAGTTTGATGATAAAATGCAAACATTTAAAAATAAACCCTTGCACAACTGGGCATCACATGGAGCCGATAGTTTTAGATATGGCTGTGCAATAGATCCTGGCACTGCTAGTGTATGGACAAGAGAAATTAACGTAGATACAAGGTATATAGTTTAATATGGCAAAAGGTAAACCACTTACAGAATTAGAAGTTGGCTCGATAGTTAGCTCAGAGATCAAAGCATCTTTAGGTTACATTGGTTCTGACATTACAGAACAAAGACAAAAATCATTAGAATATTATTTTGGTGAACCTTTTGGTAACGAGCAAGAAGGTAGATCACAGGTTGTATCTACTGATGTATCTGATGTTATTGAGTCAATCTTACCAACCCTGTTAAGAACCTTTGCAGCTAGTGATGAGATTGTAAAGTGTGAACCTGTTACTGCAGAAGATGAAGAAGTTGCAAAACAAGCTAGTGATTATCTTAACTACGTTTTTAACAAAGACAACGATGGTTTTATTACCCTTTACACACTATTCAAAGATGCACTAATACAAAAAAATGGTGTAGCTAAAATTTACTGGAACACATCAAACAAAGTAGAACGTGAAACATACGAGAAACTTAGTGAAGATGAATACACTATGTTGTTGGATGAAGATGGTGTAGTAGCAAAAGAACACACTGAGTACGAAGATGAAAGTGCAAAGAAAGAAAAGAATAAAATACTAGAGCAGATAGAAGAATCAGGACAGCCTGTAGATCCTATGGTGCTAGACCAAATAGAAAACACACCAATACCAAACTTGCATGATGTGGTAATAGAACGTGAAGAAACTTACGGTAAAGTAAAAATAGAAGCTATACCACCTGAAGAGTTTCTTATTGAACGTAGAGCTAAAAGTATTGAAGATGCAAACTTTGTAGCACACCGAACTACAGCTACAAGAACACAACTTATTGAAGCTGGGTTTGATAGTGATAAGGTTTATAGTTTACCTGCAGACTCACAAGACAAATACAACGAAGAAAAAACTACAAGATTTAGAAACCTAGATTACGACTACGATAGTAATGCAGGTGAAGAAAGCACCGATGAAATATCTATCTACGAGTGTTACATCCGTATTGATGAAGAAGGTGATGGTATTGCTAAGTTAAGAAAAATAACTTTAGCAGGTACTGAAGGTTATACGATACTTGATAACGAACTATGCGACAGCGTACCGTTTGTATCTGTTACACCTATCATGGTACCACACAGATTTTATGGTCGTTCTGTATCTGAAATGACTGAGGACTTACAGTTAATCAAGTCTACAGTTATGCGTCAGTTACTAGACAACATGTATCTAACTAACAACAACCGAGTTGCAGTCATGGATGGTCAAGTTAATCTTGATGATCTACTAACTAATAGACCTGGTGGTGTAGTTAGAACTAAAGGTTCGCCTGGTCAAGTAATGATGCCTATGCAAACGCAAACTATAAACAATCAAGCGTTCCCTATGTTAGAATATCTTGACACGGTAAGAGAGCAACGCACAGGAATTACACGATACTCACAAGGTATGGATGCTGACTCGTTAAATAAAACAGCAACAGGTGTAAACACAATATTATCTCAAGCACAAATGCGTGTAGAACTTATTGCACGTATCTTTGCCGAGACTGGTGTTAAAGACATGTTCTTAAAAATGTTTGAACTAGTTGTCAAACACCAAGACAAAGAAAGAATTATAAAAATTAGAAATAACTTTGTACCGTTCAGACCTATGGAATGGCGTAACCGTTGCAACATTTCTATAAGTGTAGGACTAGGTACTGGTTCAAGAGATCAACAACTTGCTATTTTAAATAACATATTACAAACTCAGCTCAAAGGTTTAGAACTACAAGGTTCTGCTGTTGGGCCTATGGTTAACTTACGTAACATTTACAACACGCTAAGTAAGATTGTAGAAAACGCTGGTCTGAAAAACCCTAATGCGTTCTTTACTGATCCTGATGTGGGTATGCAAAACATGCCACCACCACAGCCACCACAACCTACCGAGTTTGAAAAAGTTTCACAGCTTCAAGTTCAAGGTGAGAACTACAGAAAACAAATTGATAGCGAACTTAAAATAAAACAATTAGAAAAAGATTATCAAGAGATGATTCTGAAGTTTGAAACTCGTATTAAAGAACTAGAATTACAATACGGTACTAGAATTGACGAAACACAACTACGTAACAATGCGATGTTGGCTAAAGAAGAAATAGTACAACAAGGGAAAATCCAAGAACAAGCACAAAAGTCTTTGCTTGAACAACAAAAATCTGCACTTAGTGAACTTGACCAAGTAGCACGAACTATGGTAAACCCTAATAATGCAAAAGAATAGTTTAGAATCTGAAAGATCACGTGGTGAAAAAGCAAAGTTATTGCTAGACGAACCGTTATTTAAAGAAGCATTTGAAGTTTTAAAACAAGAATATCAAAATGCTTTGTTGGCTACCAAACACAATGAAGATGAAGAAAGAAAAATTTTGTGGTTAGCCTATCACCTTACTGACAAGGTAGAAAACCATTTTCGAACCGTTATGGACACTGGTAAATTAGCTAGTGTACAACTTAACGACATCAAAAAGAATTCGACTTAAATCGAATACACCAACCTGATAAGGAGTGTAACATTTAAAAAAAGGAGGCTGTTATGGCTGATAGCCAAGCAACTAACGTAATAGATGCAGGAAATCTTATTAAAGGTCTGATGACCAACAATGAATCTGCACCTGTTGAAACTGCTCCTACAGAAGTATCTGAGGAGCCAACCGAAACAGTAGAAACAGAAGAAGAAGGACTTCTTACTGAAGAAACTGAAAGTCCTAATGAGACAGAGTCTTATGAGGCAGAAGAAACATCTGAGTCGAGTGATATACAAGAGAACTCTGAGGAACCAATGTACACTGTAACCATAGATGGTACAGATTTGTCGGTCAACCTAGAAGAGTTAA